ACCCGGTAAGCCGGTCAAACCCGGTAAGCCGGTCAAACCCGGTAAGCCGGTCAAACCCGGTAAGCCGGTCAAACCCGGTAAGCCGGTCAAACCCGGTAAGCCGGTCAAACCCGGTAAGCCGATAATAACACCGGTTAGCACTTGGAATATATTTTTACAAGAGCCGGCCAAAAACCCGTTCAATTCCACAAAAAAATTGAATGCCATGGTACTCAAGATGGTAGGTACCCCATTTCAAGTGATAACATATAAGTAAGATATAAATGTCCGCAATTGACTATTCTAACATGACCCCCGAGCAGCTCCTTACCCAACGTACCCTGATTGACACAGAAATCGCCAACCGTGGCGCCTCTGGTTCCGGTGGTAAGCAAAACAAGGAGAAAAAAGAGCAGAAGCCCAAGCGCCGCAGCCAGGGTACTGCGTGGGCCGCCTTCGGCAAGAAGGTTACAGAGGATCACCCTACTGACTACGAGGCATTCAAGGCTTCTGCGGAGAAGAAGCAGGGTATCATGCCTCTCTTCGCTAGCCAGTATCGCAGCAAACACGAGGCCGAGTGGCTAGCCTTCCAGGCCTCCTGGAACGAGACACATCCCAAGCTGGCACCTCTCCCCAAGGAGAAGAAGTGCGAGCTTGTGTCCTCTGCCGAGCAATCGGAGACCGAGGAGGTTGAGTCAAAGGTTGAGTCAAAGGATGCCGAGAAGCCCGAGGGCAAAAGGCGTGGCCCCAAGAAGCTGAGCGAGATGACTGCCGAGGAACTGGCGACCCGCAACGCCAAGAAGGAGGCGAAGGCAAAGGAGCGCAAGGCAAAGAAGGAGGCTGAGGCAGTTACTAGCTTAACCGCCGCTGTCGCCGAGGCTCCTGTAGCCCCCGTGCCTGTGCCCGCCCCTGTCACCGTGGCTCCTGTCGTAACAACTACGACTGTGGCCCAGAAGGATGACGAGGTGGCCGAGTTCCGTGTGTTCAAGATGGATGGCCAGGACTACCTGCGCATCTTCAATAAGGATGATAATGATTGGGCCTCCGTTGACCTCTGGTACACCAAGGACGGTAAGAGGGGTCGCTACTTCGGCGAGTTGATGGAGGATGGCAGTGTGAATACGGATGCCGAGGAGCCCGAGTTGAACTAAATACAGTAACCAAAACAGAAAACAGAAAACAAGCCTAAAACCCCAGAGGAGTGGCTCTACGTAGCGCCTCTGGATAATAAAGACCACAACCACTCCTTTTTCATGTGGTGTATGCACTCAGTCAATCTGAAGCGTGTACTCAGGGCCAGCATGTTCCTTGAAAATTTCTTCAACTGCCTTGATGTAACGGTCGCGTAGAGAGGATATATCCTCCTCTGTTGGCTCATTTTTTTGTATGACCTCTATAGCCTTCCCTGTAAAGGAACGTATAGGCTTCAGAGGACCCTGTGAGAGTTTCACCCAGTTCTGAAGAGATCTTATGCTAGGGAATGGTAGGCTCATACCAAAGTTCGCGTATAAAAGCTGGTTAAACGACTTGAGAAGAGAGATATTGCTTGATGGAAAGAGTTCATTTTCTCCCAGAGTGAGGACTGGCACGATAGGAGTACCGGTTGTCAAGGCCAGACGAAATATCCCTCTCCTCCTCTTGGCATATAAGTGTATCTTGAAGTCCTCTGTCATGTTCATCTCACGGACACCGCCGAGCATAAGTGAGACGGACTCTTTCTTCTTTAAAGTAGACTCAATGCTGCGATAGTCGGAGGATATTATGCCAAAGTACCTGGCTACATCAGAGACTATGGGTATGTATTGGATAAGAGGTATTGTCACGATATGGTTAGGAGTGTATCCATCTGCCTTACAGAGTGAGCGGTTACACATGAAGGTTGATATGGACATAAGAGCATGTGGGCTCCAGACATAGATGGCATTATGAGGGATAGGCTCTTTAACAACTACTGAGAAGGTATCACGTATGTTATTCTCAATCTGCGGGTTTCGGAAGGTCTCTATGATGTACTCAAACATGGGCTCTTTCGGGCAGATAGTATACATGGCTATTACGCCGAGGCCGAGTACAAGATTGATGGTTATGAGAACTACAATGACCATGATGAAGAGGATAGTTAGGACGCCTACTGCGGGCCACAGATACATCCAAGCGCTCATATAACGACCGGATATATTTGATTTGGCCGACTTAGCGTACAAGAACCCAAATTGTCCAAAAATAAAATTGAATTGTTATAAGGTCATGTCTCTTGTTACCCAAGTATATCATGATGGCAGCAATTCGCAACTTCGGCAAGACTTCCGATAAGTTCCAGCAGCTCTTTATGATGGCACCCGACTTGATTGGAGAGAAGGTGGTAGCCTCCAGTGCCCCAGATACAACTCGCCGAGCAATCCTCAGCGGGAGCCTCGTTGAATCCCCAGATGTCTGGGTAGCCGAACTCATCCAGGACCACCGCGGCGGCGGATTTAGGAGGGAGAACGCTATATATAGGAGCCCCTATTCTCTTTGTACTGGGCATTCTAGCCGCATCACTCCAGTCCATTCGGGCGCGACATATGCAGGTGACGGATGGAAGTTCATTGTTGTCCTTACTGGCAAGTATGCCAGCCTTACTCTTGGAGAAATATATGATACTCTGGACAAAGCGCTCAAGGAGGAGGAGCGCAAGGAGGAGGAGCGCAAGAAGGAGGAGCGCAAGGAGGAGGAGCGCAAGGAGGAGGAGCGCAAGGAGGAGGAGCGCAAGGAGGAGGAGCGCAAAGAACAGGAGAGGAAGGAGCTACAGCGTACTCTCCTTTTAGAGAGGCGGGAAGAGATTCAGAGGGAACTCGTTGCGCTACAAAACGAGATTGAGGCTCTTTAATCTTGGTCTACCGCATCTGAAAGCCAATAAAACTAAAGACAATATAACTAAAGACTAAACCCCAGAGGAGTGGCTCTACGTAGCGCCTCTGGATAATAAATACCACAAGAACATCTTTTTCATGTAGAAAAATTGAACCGCCTACCAGGGACTCAAAGAGTCACCCCCCCCTCGTAATAATGTCATCTATTCGCAAGATAATCATCTTGAAGAGGTTCGTGCGACTCTGTAGAGATCGCCTTTATCGGTTGTATGAAGATGCCTGGCAGAATGATCTATTTCTAAGACTCGTTAGAATATCCTCTGGATATGGGGAGCCTCTTAAGACTCGTAGGTGCTATGGCAGCAGATCCAGTCCCTTTGGCTGCTATAACTGCGACTATACAGGATATACGTGTCAGAACTGTGGGGATATGACTAAGAAAGGTGTTCAGTTCTGTAGTAGTTCTTGTAGTGGTATGTACTATAACTTCTAAGAATGGTACCTTGATACAGAAATAGTCCTTTTTACTATCTTGGCTCAAGAGCCTGAATTGTCCAAAAATAAAATTGAATTGTATTAGCGGCATATGGGATAGTACCCCTTGACAAAGTAATACAAGTCAACAGCGACAAGATGTCAATCAAGATTACCCCCAAGATGTTCGCAACGTTGGATTCCAACGTACAGGCCGCCATCAGCAGCCTTGTAGAAGTAAAGCCTAAGCGGGTGCTGAGTCCTGAGCACCTGGCCAAGTTGAAGGCAGGCCGCGAGACAAAGCAGGCACTCAAGAGACTGGCCAAACTTGCCACAGCAGAGGATGAGACCCTCCCTGAATCTATCCCTGTAATTGAGAGTGTGGCCGTCACTGTGCCTGAGACAGAGCCTGTGGCAGCAGTTGAGCAGAAGAAGCGTGGTCCTAAGCCTCTTGCCTCAAAGACTCCAGAGGAGCTCGCTACACACAAGGCCAGGGTGGCAGAGAGGAAGGCCGAGAGGGAGGCGAAGAACTTGGCAGAGCCTGTGCTTCCTGAGCCTGTTCTTGTGGTAGAGCTTGCTGAGGTAAAGCCCAAGCGCACTCTCTCTGCTGAGCACCTGGCCAAGTTGAAGGCTGGCCGTGAGGCGGCAAAGGCCAAGAAGCTTGCCGCGTCTCCTGAGCCTGAGCCTGAGCCTAAGCCTAAGCGTACACTCAGCCCCGAGCATTTGGCCAAGTTGAAGGCCGGTCGCGAGGCCGCGAAATCCAAGAAGCCAGTTAGCCCAGAGGCACCTCGTCCTACGATTGAGATTCCTTTGGACAGTGTAATTCCAGATGAGCCTGTAGTAGCTGAGCCTGTAGTAGCTGAGCCTGTAGTAGCTGAGCCTGTAGTAGCTGAGCCTGTAGTAGCTGAGCCTGTGGTAACTGAGCCTGTGGTGTCAATTCCAGAGGAGCTCGCTGCTCACAAGGCTGCCAAAGTGACCTTTAAGGAGCCAGTTACAGAGGTTCAGCCTACAGTGGCAGAGCCAAAGAAGCGTGGTCCTAAGCCTCTTGCCTCAAAGACTCCAGAGGAGCTTCTGGCCCATAAGCTCAAGCTAGAGGAGCGCAGGGCTATTAGAAAGAACTCTACTCAGCTCTTACCACTACTACCACTCTTCAAATTGAAGTCAGCATAAAAAGATAAAGAAAAAACCAAAATCCCAGAGGAGTGGCTCTACGTAGCGCCTCTGGTAATAAAAGCCACCACCCTTACTTTTTCATGTAAAATTGACCCCATGTATGTCTATCTCATTTGTACGATATGAAAGACTGGTCATTCTTCGTACATCTCATTAAGATAAAATTCAGTTTCTGTATTCCCTACAGTTATGTATATAATGGAGCCCGTATTTATCCAGCAAAAAATTGATGAGCGTCTAGCATGTGAGCACATAGTACCCACATGTCATGTCTGAAATCGTATATGGCTCTTGTATCTCATCCGTTAAAGATGAGATATCTAGGCTCAATACTTGTCGCCCTCCTAGGCCTCTTATATATCCTAAGGAACCTTCTTCACTTTCAAACCATACAGGGGTCTCTGAGGAACCCGAAAGAGTCGCTTACGAAGATGAGCACGACGACGGAATTAGTGTCTCAAGCCAAGGAACTGTCGCTAGTACATGTTCCCGAGCTAAGAAGAGCGATATCTATACCCTCGCTCCAGAAGAGACTATCCTCGCAATCATCAAAGAGATTGACGAAGGGCGCTTCGTATCCAATACTAAATGTGTATCTTGGATCAGAGGTGCTAAACATCACCCGTGTCACCCAGACACGTTCAAAGTCAGAAGACACCTACTATTCACAGGGCCTCAGGCACGGGACCAGATACATGAAGCAATCCCAACAATCGGAGAAAAACTCCTCCGATCCATACTACACGAACTTAAAGAACAGGGAATTGTGATTGTAAAAAATTGAATATTAGGCCTAAGCTACATATAGGTACCCGTGAAGATGGATAAAGACTATAAGCAGCCAAAGACACGTCAGGAGAAGAAGGGTGGGAAAGAGAAGCAGGTGTATACCCAGAAGCATGTGCGGGCACAGGAAGCACTGGCAGAAAAGCGGAAATCGGCTAATGCTAAGCCTGGCTAACGCTAAGCCTGGCTAACGCTAAGCCTGGCTAATAGTAGACATTAAGACCTTTTTTTAGAAATAATTAAAATTGAAGTTGGCCGAATAGGGAACCAGTAAATACCGAACAAGATGGGATGGTATACGAATTACGAAGTGGAGTTTGAAGACAACATTGACTGGGATGATAACGACGTCAAGCGCATGCTACAACGCTTCACAGTACAGCATCTGTATCTTAGGGATCTAAATAAGCCCCGTGTGATACTATCTGTCTATTCACACAGTCCCATAGAAGAGATTCTAGTGGAACTAAAGTCTCTTTACCCCACTGGCATCCGTTATCGCGTCTACGATTGCAGTGAAGTATGGATTACGTTCTGTATGCAAGTCTAAGAGCTACTAATATCTAAAATAAAAATTGAATCCAAGGTTGCCCTGGATTCAAAGTACCCCCTCGAACGTATATACTGTTTAAGATGACCAGCCTTTCATTGAGTTCTCTTTCATTGACTGACCTCTTGAACCACCGCAGTCTGATTGATGCGGAGATTGCCAAGCAGACAGGATGTGCATCAGTTGTACAGACAGACACTGGAAAGAAGGAGAAAAAGCCCTCCTCTCGCACAGGAAAGCCTACTGCCTGGAGCGCATACTCTAGCTTTCTACAGAAAGAGCATGCGGAGGAGATTAATGCCCACAAGGCGGCAAATCCGGATGTCAAGGGCGCCCACTTTACATGGGTTGGCGACTATAATAAGAAACATCCCGAGGAGTATGAGTCTTTCAAGACCAAGTTTGAGGCCGAGAATCCCAAGACAACTGTTACCAAGGTGACCACGGTGTCTGAGGGCGAGCAGGCCACAGAGCAGCCTACAGAAAAGCCCAAGCGTGTCTTGAGTGCCGAGCATAAGGCTAAGATGCAGGCAGGCCGCAAGGTTGCCAGTGCCAAGAAGCAAGAGGAGAAGAATAAGGAGGTTGCGGAGGCCGTGGCAGATGCCCCCGTCTCTCTGACGCCAGTGACTGTCACCAAGCCAGTGACTACGATGCTAACAGAGCCCGCTCCTAAAAAGAAGGTTATACGGACTGGCAAGAAGGCCCCTGTAGTTCAACCCACTGAAGAGGTTCAGGTTGCTAAGCCAGAGGGAGTTGAACTACCTTACAAGATTGGCTCCTCAAGTTACCTACGCATCGGTGTTCCCAATGAGAACGGTGAACCAAATTGGCTCTCTAACGACCTCTGGCAAAACAAGAGAGGTGCCCGCGGAGCCTATGTGGGAGAGCTCATGGAGGATGGCAGTATCAATACTGACGCAGAGGAGCCACCTGTGAGTTCAAAGAAGGCCTGGGAGTAAAGTAGGTTAATTATTAAGATAGTATAGTATCTAAGAACCCTTTTTTACGTAATATAAAATTGAACTTACTGTGACCTAAATAGATAGTACCCCTCTATACAAATGAGAACAAATACCGAACTCACCTTTGATTCCGGTAACGAGCGCGCAAGACTCATTAGTCTTGAATACGTTGTCATTACACGCAGTACGTATTTGAAAAAAGGTGTAGTTTGGAAGATGAGTGAGTGGATAAACCTTGCAGAGTCTAGTGGGGACTACATTGTGCTTGCTGATACAGAGCCAACTATCTATCCACCTCTCCCCCCTTCGCCAGAACCTGAATCTGAACCTGAATCAGAACCTGAATCAGTTGCATATCGTCCAAGGACATCTCTTTACTGGACGGTTGATAAAGACAATTATAGCATCGCTGTAGTAACAAAGCATGGTATCTTTCAAGTGAAGTGTTGCGACAACTCGGTCACCCTTACAAAGAGGATATTCTTCCCTTCCGTGACTGCTTGGACTCGGACTCTACAAGAGGGTGGCAACCTAGTGGTTAGCCCCCCTAAAAAGGTAAATACTATCTGTATCGCACGAAGACATAAAAAGTATTGTAAATATATGTAATAAAATTGAATGTGTGTCCGCACAAAGCCATTTTTACCCCACTTGTATATACTAAGAATGTCGCAAGAACAAGTAATAAAGTTAGAGCCTATGCGCCTTGGCGATTTGGTTCCAAAGGATACCAGTTACGCTGTAAAAAAGAGCGGTTATGTCGCCCCCCACCTTCGCTCTAAAGACACAAGCACGGCTAAAGAAGGCCCCATTAGTCTCGTGGAGAGTGAGTTTCCCACCATGGGAACTTCTGGACCAGCGCCTGTAGTAACCCCTGTAGTTAGAAAGATGCCTGTGATAAATTTCAAGAAGGCTGTCGATACTGGTATAGAATATGAACGCATGAACGAGGAAGAACGTGCGCGCTTACCTGAAACTGATACGTTAAAGATGACAGAAGAACAGGTGATCCAAGCAGGATGGAATATTATTAGTGTTGGTAGACACTATAATGCTTATCAAGACGATTTTGTATCAAACGACGATATTCCTCCATGGGAGTATCCATCTAAGGGCATCCTACAGGAGTTGGAAGAAGAGGTTGACTCCTACTTTAAACTTATTCTTACACCCAAATCTGAAGATCTAAGACACTCCTTCCGTAGAAAGATCCCTAGTAGAGAGCCTCTAAGTGAAGCCTGCATGAGGCGAGGGAAATCAAAGCCTGTCTAATAAGGATGGATTCGTATGTACCATGATGAAGGTGCCGAGCAACATGCTTACATATATGGTAAATTCTATTGTCTTAGATGGCCCAGATATAAGGTCTATGACGATATAAGCAATACCCCAGATGGCAATCCACCAGAACTGTATAATAGTCAAAAAAAAGAGGAACTTACCGCTATTGTAGATTTGTTCTTGGATGAACCCTTTTTCGTTAGATGGCATATCTAACTTACTACAATGTTATTGTTCGGCAATGTCAAGAATGGGTCGTTATGTAGTTGTTTTCGGCAGAATGTAGTCATATCCATATTACCTCTCAGTGATGGTAACTTGTGCCTAGGACACCACATGGCATCCATTATTTCGGTCTTATCCTCGGTTACTACATCAGGTTTCGTATCCATCTGAAAGATGAAATATGTTCCACCAGAGTTTGATTTATTAGACTTAAACCTCTTTTCGTTATCCGGTAGCCTCTCTTGTAGAACAATCCCAGTCTCCTCCTTCAGTTCTCGTAGAGCAGCTTTCAAGGGTGATTCGCAGGCAGATCCATGTCCTTTCGGGAAGGACCATTTCATGCTCTTTCTTCCTTGAACTACAAGGATACAGTCATCCGGTGATACAAGAATTACACCATACACGTGGTTATCTATACAGTGCGTTCTAGGTACATAATTCTGAAATGCTCTCGGGAAGGACATTCTTAGTTAAACCAATAAGGTACTTTGAAACCGGGTTAAAAGCATGGTTCAACTTTATTCTATGACATTCGATCCCTCTAACGCATCTTCATGGATCTCTTCTAAACTACAATGTGGCCTCGGTAACCGTCTCTTTCAATTAGCATGTGCTCATACGCTTTCGGAAGAATGGTCTATTCCTCTTGTATTCGCCATGCCGTATTGCCTTCCCTCGGAGCACGGTGACTTCAACACGATATTTAAGATGTTCCCAAATGTGCCGAAATGCTGGAGCGCATCTCCTGAGCTGGCCATTGAACAGAAGGGTATATTTCAATACGAGCCTCTTCCAACTATGCCGCCTGCAAATAAGATACTCTTGAAAGGGTGTTGGCAGGCGGCGGAATATGTATCGGATTCCTTCAAAGCCTCCTGGGATGCCGTCAAAGGAGCTGAGGACCTTTTGAAACAATGGCAACTAGAGACGAAGGAACAGATGGTTAAAACCGCATTCATTCATGTACGTCTTGGAGATTATAAGTTGCTTCCTCATCACCAAGTAAACCTACTCTCTTATTTTGAAACGGCTATGAAACGATTTCCAGAGGACATCCGATTCTTAGTATTCAGTGATACGATGGAAGAAGCAAAGAACTATAGTGTATTCAACGACCGGTGTGTCTTTGTGACCGAATCGGATGAATACAATACATTATTCTTAATGTCACGATGTTGGGCCGGAGCCATTACAGCAAACAGCACATTCTCCTGGTGGGGCGCCTTCTTCGGTAGGCAAGCAGCCTTGGAGGAAGGTCTTGAATACAGGGCCTATATGCCTTCCAAGTGGATGGCAGAAGGTGGGCCTCCTGAATCTTCCAACCCCATATACCCCCCTTGGGCAAATGTAGTCTCTGTTTAAGAGGCTTATAGCCAGCGATAAAATTGAACTGTTACATGGACCACCCATATGTAACCCCGTTATAAGCAATTAATCATGACAGATATCGCGATTCTTAAACCCGCGTGGAAAGATGCGGTGTATCATGACCATCAAGAGTACGGTATTCGCTGGATGATGGAGTGTGAGCAGAAGGGATACCCCATAGCTAATACTGACAAGTTTGTCCGAGGTGGAATCCTGGGTGACAAGATGGGTGTAGGTAAGACCATACAATCCATAGGCCTTATCGTGAACGGAGATGGGTTGAACACTCTTGTAGTGACGCCTCTGGCAGTGCGTGGGCAATGGGAGTCCGAGTTCCGCCGCTCCGATGTGAACCTATACTTGCCTACCCAATGGGGAGGTACCTGGAGGCATCAAGGCAGTGTAATTCCAGGAAGAAAGACAGTGTATCTTGCGCATTACGATAAGATTGCCAGTAAGCCTGAACTCTGTAAGGGTGCCCTCTACGACCGTATGATCTTGGACGAGGCTCATACCATTCGCAATGCCGCAACCAAGAAGGCCCAGTCTATCTTGAATATCGCAGAGGCTGTAAAGTACAAATGGGCTCTTACAGGTACACCCATCACAAATGGCATGGATGATTGTACTACATATCTGAAGTTCATCGGCTTTCCCACCGCCCCCGGCAAGAAGTGGCAGGAATCTTACACCGAATGGGCCCAGAACATATACCTGTCAAGGCGCTTAACCGAGTGCCCTCTCAAGGGTGATTCCATCATCCCTCCAACTCCTATGGAGGAGGTAAGGCACCTTGACTTCACTAGCAAGGATGAAGAGGCAGTTTATAGTGGAATCTTAAAGAACGAGGAGTCTAAATGGCGGGATGCCTCCGCCCTCGAAGGGAGGGCCTATATCTTGGAGATGTTCGCTATTCTCCTCAGGCTCCGCCAGGTCAGTGTAAATCCCCAAATCTATATCAAGGCTCGTAGAAAGGAGGTATTTGGATGGTCTGGCCCGGAATTTAATAACGTGAGTCGGAAGTTTGACGAGGTTTCGCACCTCTTGAGGGATGCGCATGAGGCTGGAGAGGCACATAAGTGGATCGTGTTCTGCCAGTTTCACGAGGAGATGATCCTGATGGAGGCTTTCTTGAAGGCGCATTCCTTTGTAGGGCAAATCCTCCAGTACCACGGCGGTCTCTCCATGAAGGAGCGGGAGGCCGCACTCAAGGAGAGCAAGTCTATGCCAGAGGTAAATGGAAGTAAGCAGGACGTGTTCCTGATTCAACTCAAGGCGGGTAGCACGGGTCTGAATCTCCAGCAATACGACCGCATCATATTCGTCAGCCCGTGGTGGACTCCTTCGGAGATGGAGCAGGCAAAGGCTCGTGCCGTGCGTATTGGCCAGAAGAAGGTGGTGAAGATATACCAACTTCAGTTGAGGACAGAGCAGGGGTTCAATATTGACAAATTCATGATGGACAAGGTCTTCCAGAAAAAGGAACTCGGTGATATGTTTGAGTCCTGGTCCGTACATTTGAAGCCTGATGACACTGAAATCGTATCTACTCCATAGCAAATCTCATATACCACCAGATGGAGAGCAAGCTTCCTATAAATCCAGGTTCCACAAGTTTTTTTATGGTAATTGCATTATTTGCTGCGATGGTCTCCGGTATTGTGGCGTATATGATTATATTGCGTAATAAGACCGTCGCATCCGGCAATTGGTCCGAAGGATTCCAGGGACCTTCAAAGGGAGTATCTGATATCCAATGCGGGCAAGAATCCTCCTTTGCTGTGAGGCTCTCTGAGATTTTCGCTACTAAAAAGTCAACTACGGAAGAAGGAGAGGCAGATTTACGAGAATTTAAGTTGATTGTATCTAAACTCTGCTGTCTGAAGCATGATCTTATGAGTACCAATCAAATGGTACAGGCCACTATGTATCTCCCATTTAACACGTCCCATGACCGAGAGAACCCTGCCGATACTACGGGTAGATGTTTTACCAAGTCTTTGCCCCCTCGTGATCTAAAAATCACGTTTGAGACATGGGTGGATCGCGCCCTATTTCTTCTTGAGCGCCTATGTACTTCCTATAACTTGACTCCAGATGAAGAGAAGGATGCAAAAGAGAATTTGCTTAGTGTCTGGTCTGACAGCTACGATGTGGCAAAAACAGTATGTGTTGCTGGAAAACCACCTCCCATCACTTCTTCTGGATCTCCTAGAGACCCTAAAGCCTTTACACCCGAGCCTGTAACAGGTCTAGGCCCATATACTGGATATTATTAGACTGCGTTTGTTTCCTTTCCCTTCTTAACCTTTTTTACAGGGACCGTCCCACCTGCCGCAATAATGGCAGCCTCCTTCTGAAGACGTAATTGCTTACTCTTATGAGCCCAGGCCCAGAACTCGGGTGTTCCAAAGGGAGGCTTCTCTCCTAGATCGCCCTCTTTGAGGGGCTTCTTCTTTTCCTCCTTTTTAGCCTTTTCTTGTACCTGCTGAATGACCTCATCAGTCTCCCCCCTCGCAAAAGCATCAAGACATGCTTTTGTGACGGAGCAATCTTCCCAGAAGGCTGCCAGTTCTTTGTTCTCCCTTTCCAATTCCTCTTTGTACCACTTTACGTCTTCTTCTGTGACTGTTGTACCCTTACTCTCATAGTAGTCTCGTAAAATCAAGAAGACCTCTGTGGCCTTTGACTCTCTGTCGGTGATTACGTACTCTGCCTCTGGTACTACTTGCTTCTTAACCTTGAATATCTTCTTTGGCTTTATCGTGACAGGAGTCTCTAGCACAGGTGCCTCTAGCACCAATTCCTTCTTAACCTTGAAGGACTTCTTTGGTTTCTGTTCTTGTGACATGTTATCGCCGGTACTAGCCCCAACGTAAACAAGTATTTCAATTTTATTTATTCAAATTGTTTCTTGACGATCCTTTCCAAGAAGACTATAAGGTCTTTAATCTCTAGTTTATTGGCATCTGTAAAATATATATAAGATTCCATGGCATAATAGAGATTACGGGCTAATAGACTAGACTCTGGATGATCTTTAGCAATCACTTCATATATACGTATAATATGGTTTTCTGCTTCTTCATTTAGCCATTTTCCGAAATAATATGTGCCCCATCTTGCTCTTAAGGCATTCTCAATGTGAATACTAAGTTCTTGTACAACTGTCGTCATTTACAGAGTAAAATTATCTGATTTTTAAGTATCTAAATAGATATGCCATCATACCCGGCATTAGACCAAAGCATTATCACCCTAAAAAGAATGTTGCGATTTCAGAAGTTAACTGCTCAAGAAGATAAAGAAATACGTGCAGAACTTGAAATACTTTATGAACTCTGGAAAAAAGAATATGAAAAGAGAATGATTCGTGATGGTGTAAGCATGTACGGTAGCTATTTTGACGTGGCACATTTACACTAAAACGCGACATCAGATCACATAACACCTCTATTTCTTAAATTTGCTCTTCTTGAATGCAGCCTTCGCCTTCAATCCGGCCTCGAATATATCTCCTGCCTGCTGTGCAGTCAACTCGTCTATGTTAGTATCCTTGGGTATACTAACATACTGGGGTTTTGCTCCTTTTGCTGAGCCACTCTTCTGAAGATATGGACCGTAGGGCCCAGTCTTTATTTGAAAGGGTCCTACTGTCTTTGTAGGGTTCTCTTGTTTTGCCTGGACCTTCGCTATGATAGCATCTACGTCATCTCCTACTACTAAATTGACTCGGACACCATTCCATTCGGCATATTCCCCGTAGGGCCCCTTCTTCTTGTATATCGTATGACCATTCCATTCCCCTACGGCATCTCCCTGCTTCTGTTTAGTCGTAGACCCAATATGCTGTAGTACCTCCTCTTCTGATATCTCATGTAAGCCCTTCTTTAGTGTAGCTGGCCATCCATAGAAGATGGTCTCTTCTTTCGTAACTCCTTCCTTCAAGAGAAGTGGCCCCTTGGCTGTAAGGATTCCAAGAACCCCTCCTTGAAATTCTCGCTTTTTAGGATTCGCTCCTCCGGATCCAGCCGCGGTAACCCCGGTTCCGGATTTCAATTCCGTACAACGATCTTTATAAGAATTCCAGGTATCTCCCAAAACAAGTTTCCAGGCTTCTCGCCCTTCTGCAATTTTGTCTAAACGCTTTTCCATATTCGCGGTAAATTCATAGGCGAAGAGATCCGGGAAGTGTTTAACTGTGAAATCTAGAACCGACTTTCCAAGAGGTGATGGACACATCCGGGACTTTTCTCCTCCGCGTTTTAAGACAAATGAATCTGAGCTTGGAGGCCACTGGCCGAGTTTCGTGATTGAATAAGTCTTAGACTCCTCGGTACTTGCCGGGATATCTTTGATTTCCACGTAAGTCTTTTCAATCAAAGTGGCAATGAGAGAGGCGAACGTGGAAGGACGACCAATTCCCTTCTTTTCCAATTCACGGACAAGACTCGCCTCCGTATATCTTCCTTGAGGTTTGGACTCCTTTGGATGGCTGGTCAGATTATTCCATTGGAGTATCTCTCCGGGCTTCAGGGCTTCCGCGACTTTCCAGGCTTTCTCACCTTCTTGTTCTTCCGTAGTTACTTGCTCAATCTCATCTCCTTTCTGGGCAACTGAGACGGAAGTGTCTTTTTCATCGGCAGCCTTCCAGCCGGGAAAGGTCGTCCGTTTCCATTTGGCATGCCAGGGCAACTCACCTTCATCGCCTTCTGCGTCAAAGATGACCTCGCGAGATTCACCTTTTGCTTGGGCCATGATAGACTGTATGGCACGAAGCCATATGAGTCTGTATATTTTTATATCTTGAGTCCCCCAGTCCTCTGTGTCGGGGAGTTTTGTCACATCAAAGTGTGTGGGTCTGATCGCCTCATGAGCCTCTTGTGCTTGTACAATAGTGTTTGTAGAACCGGGCTTCTTTGATGTAGTAGCATTAGTACCAATATAATTCTTACCCCATTTAGCCTCCACTACTTTCTTGGCATCGGCTACTGCTTCTTCGCTCATGGTCGTCTGGTCAGTTCTCATATAAGTGATATGTCCAGCCTCATAAAGTTTCTGTGCAATTTGCATTGTTCTCTTGGGTGCGCAATGATATAGATTACTAGATTGTTGTTGTAAGGTGCTCGTCATGAGAGCCTGCGGGGGGCTCTCTGCCCAAGGCTTCGTCGTGGCACAGCGTATGACGGCATTTGGCTCCGTGGAGTGATTTTCTAAGTAATTGAGTGCGGATTCCTCGTTGCTGAGAGCGTCCATCATAGACGCAGGCCATCCATTCCATGTCCCTTTGATGAGCCACGATGTCTCCGACTTAAAGGAGTCTATGACGTATTCTCGCTCACAGACTAGACGGAGTGCTGGAGTTTGACACCTTCCTGCGCTGAGAGCTGCTCCTCCACCGAGATTCTTCCATAAGAGTGGTGAAATCGTGAATCCGACCATCATATCTAGCATAGCGCGGGCCTGCTGTGAATGTACGCGATTCATATCAATCAGTCTAGGCTTAGAAATTGCGTCTAGGACAGCATTTTGTGTTATCTCACGAAATGCGGAGCGTGGATTCGTTCGGGGATCTAGTTTCAAGAGGACTGCGATACTGTAGGCGATGGCCTCTCCTTCGCGGTCATCGTCAGAGCAGAGAATGATTTTCTTGGCATCTTTTGCGTGTGCCTTTAGTTGTGCGATGGCTTTGGCTTTCTCTTTCATGAACTCATACGTGGGTTCAAAGTTCCTCTGAATTCCAATGGAATCAATATTTTGTACGAGGGCACGGATGTGACCCATGGATGCAATGACCGTATAACCGGCGCCCAAGAATCCCTGTATTTTAGAACATTTGGCAGGAGATTCAACAATGACTAGATTCATGTGTACCTTTCCGCGCATAAATGATAATTCATTTTTACTAGTAAAGGCTAGATGGATAGACCCAATACATCTTCAGAGGGGTCTCTTTTTGAATTGGTTGCCCGAGGGCAAAAAGATAAGTATTTCATGAGCAGTGAACAAACTGCTTCTGTGCCTTTCTCATATAATATGACTACTTGGCCCGCTACATTGGATGAGACAAGACTAACACATCCTCTTAATATGGTTGATTTTGGTCGTACCGTGGAATGGGAGATGGATGCATTTGGAGATGTACTTGTGGCTGTATCATTTCGTATTGAGTTGCCTACATGGCTTCCTATTGCTGTGGAGCCTCTTAATAGTAAAACTGTTATAGCCGATGCGTCAGGTGTCCGATATGGTTATACACGTGGAATTGGTGCATTTCTTTTTGAGAAAATACAATTCTATCAGGATCAAGTGTTACTACAGGAGTTCTCGGGTGATTTCTTATATGCTTGGACACACTTACAGGGTACATTAAATCAGGAGGCTTTGTCACTGAAGGAGTTTGGATCTCATTCAGGTTCTGCGCTTGATATTCAGAGAAACGCAACTCCTGGAAAACTCGTTCTGCGTCTTCCACTGATAGGTTGTAGTCATGCTGATGATGGTGGGCTACCGTTTGTTGCACTTCCGGGTCAGAAATATCGTATCCGTGTACAGATTCGTCGCCTGGAGGATTTAGTGGAGGCGTCAGATGGGTCTATAAAGCCTGCTCCATGGAATCGGAAGGATTTAACTTGGGCTGGGAGTAATGGTGTAAAAACGTCTTTTATACCCTTTACTAGAGAACTTATTGGAAAACCTCTTATAAGTCTGGAGACGACACAACGATATGTCAGACAGGATGTACAGGAACTTCTTAAAACGACTGCAAATCAGATTCCGTTTCTGAGGCCCTTTGAGAATACGCTGAGTATTGATTCTGCCGATTATATTGCTGTGGAAAAGGGTGTATCTTCGTATATTACAAAACGCATTGACGGCAGACATCCAGCGGAAGGAATCTTAATTATGTTTCAATCAGATTACTATATTGAACGGAATCAGTTATGGAATCTTGTAAACCCTATGAATGATGGCGCATATTATAATACTATGAAACTGATTGTGGCTGGAAAAGACCGTGAATCTGAATGGGGACCAACGATTTGGCAGAATGTGTCACCTTATACGAAATCAGAAAAGTCTCCAGGTATACCAATATCTTGGATATCATTTACATATGGGCCGTCGTATGGTTATAGGGCTCCTGAGAGGAGGAAACCTTCAGGTACCTTGAATTTTACTAGCGCAGACAGACCTACGCTATGGTTAAATTTGACTGACACATTGGCAGCATCTACTGGTAAAAAAAGAGTCACTTTTAGGGCTATTACAGTTGGATGGGGTCTATATGATATAAAAGATAAGCGGGGGACTTTAGTGTTTGGCAACTGAGCATGTGGCAACTGAGCCTGTGGCAACTGAGCCTGTGGCAACTGAGCCTGTGGCAACTGAGCCTCTTTCCATTAATCATCCTTATTTTCTTTGGGCGATTTATTATTATCTACCTCATCACATTCGGCCTCAGATTCAGATTCTATCTCAGAATCCGTATCAGAATCATAATCTGATTGATTTATTATTAAGATAGCGAATGCCAAATATCCTAAAGTACATATATAACTGGCAATTGGATTTTTGAGTATTATGGTGATTATAATGAGTGAACTGAATATAATAGACGTGATAAGAATAGTTATAAGGTTCATTTTTGTATGAGGGATGACACTCTTATTATTATTTCGGTAGGATTCCGGGTTACGTGTATAGAGTAAATAGGAATATCCAGTCATTATTTTATACTGTATGTATAAAATAGGGATTGTTATCAATTTTATGTACAACTATCTACAAAAATTGAGAGATCCGCGTTCAAACTCATAAAGTATACAATGTCAATCACATATCGCCTTGAACTTCTTGTAACCGAGGAGGGAAAGCCATTCTACCCTTCAGTTGGAACTGTTGAGAAGTTATCCGATGATAATGCCGGCTATGACCTGAAGGTAGTTCAGGATTATATCCCCCTCAATAAAGCTAGTCTATTACATTTGGGGGTGAAGGGGCGGATGCTGAAGTTGACCTATAACAATGATGATGTCTGTCTGGAGGAGGATTCTCATTATACTCTTGAGGCTCGTTCATCCATTTACAAGACTGGGTACATGATGGCAAATAGTCGTGGAATTATTGATAAGACATATCGCGGAGAATTGATGGCACCCATTGTATCAGTGGGTTCTGAACAATCATGTCTTGAGAAGGGTGTACGACTCTTTCAAATTATTGCTCCTGCACTTGGTCATATTGCTGAGGTGGTCTATGTAGATTCTCTCCCCGCCAGCGTGCGTGGGGAGGGTGGATTTGGAAGCACGGGGACTAAGTAGATGGATATACGAGGGAAGGAGGTATATGGTACAAAACAACCAAGAGGAGCGGCTACAACATTAATTGATTTGGTTACACGGGATGACCAAGACACATTATTTTTTCCAACAAATGCGAAAGTCACACGATTTATTCGGGATGAGGGAGTTCGCACAGTTCCTTTATCAACTGTATTTCGTGAATTTACATTCAAAGGTCCTGCTGAATTCGGACAGACATTTCTTTTTGATTTGAATAACACAATGTGTGGAGATTTACTTCAGGCACTTTATATACAAGTGCGTGTTGGTGATTGGCTCACAGCATTGGAACGAGAACGTCTTCAATGTGGACTCTACAGTTTTCAGGATACTAAGAAGGCATGGACATATGTGAATTCTCTAGGCACAGCTTTACTAAATGAAGCTACATTGGAAGTGGATGACCAGATTTTGGAGAGGATAACTGGAGATACTTGTAAGGTAGTTAGCACTCTATTTCCAGATTTGAATACGCAAGTGGGTTTATCAGATACACTTGGTAGTTTTAGTATACCGGATGTTAAATCGTGGACGGGGACTGAGATACTTCCGACGGACGATGCCTGGATTACTATACCTCTGTGTTTCTCATTCTTAAGAGAACGCCTTACAGCAACTTTTCCATTAACTGCTTGCCGAGATGGGACTGTGCGAGTCCGTGTATCTTTGAAACGCTTTGACCAAGTTGTACGGAGTGTTTCTGGAAAAAAGGGTTGTGAGGAAACTCCCTTAGATAAAGATATTTTTCTATATGATGAACGATTCCCAAATCGTGGGAAGATAGATCTTAAAACACGTACTATTTCAAGGCCACCTAAGATGAGAACTATTCAACTCTTGACACACGGGATATTTGTAGACGGCCCTTATCGAGAGATGCTCTTACGGCAGCCTTTTGAGCGTCCATTTCGTGAGATTCAGCAATTTGATTTCACGGAACCACTCAAGTATGTCATCAATAAGACTGGTACAGATAGTATTACAGTACAATTACCTCTAGAAGCGAACCAGCCAATAGAAGAGATAGTCTGGTTTTTACGGAGGAAATCTGCAGTTACACAGAATAATGATTGGGTAAATTATTCGGCTACTCTTGAATCTGAGTACGATCCAGTCTATTCACCATTAGAGCCACTTCTTATATCTGGAAAGCTTCAGGGGAATGGGATGGATATAGTAAAACAAGATGAGAAATGGTTTCGTTCTCATATATCTAGGGCACACAAAGGTGGAAAAGTTGCATATGATTCTTTCATATATGGATATTCATTTGCTGACCATCCAGCCGAGCATAATCCCACGGGAAGTATGAATGCCAGTCGTCTGAATAGTCTTCGTCTGACTTTAGAAGTGAGGCCTCCAACATTTAGTACAACAGATACTTCCGTAGATACCGAGTGGGAAGTACACGTCTTCGTTTTCGCATTTCAATGGTTACGCTTTGAGAATGGTATATGTAATAAACTGTTCATTGACTAAAATTGAAGGCATCTATAAACTTTTCTCAATATCACACAATAATATAAAAGATGTCAGCAGGTAATTCGGAATTCACTGCTAACTTCTTTGATGAGTCATCTAGGGGGTGGATGGAAAATAAGAAGCGGGTGGGTCAGGGATATGTATATATATGTACGGGTGTGTATAAGAATGGTAATAAGTGTAATAATGCCGTGGTGACAAGAGAGGAGTTCTGTAAGGTACATTTGAAGCGTGAATTAAAGGGAAAGAAAGAAGCACATAATAAATAGGGAGATATGGTCGCAAGCCTACTCAAAATCGTATCTACAGGGATGCAAGATGAGCGCCTACAACCTCCGAAAGGACAACCTAGACTCAGTTCTTTTTTAACAGTTTTAGTGAAGACTGGGCGTTATGCCACGAATTGGGTAAGAATTGATTTTGATACGGCGCCAGATTTTGGTAAATCTGGAATCATACGCTTACCGACCAAAGGTGAGATGATTGGGCGCGTCATGTTAGTGGCTAACATGCCAGATATCAGTACTCGGCAAATAGAGGCATATTATACGAGAAACCCAAAGTATTTGGCAAATTCAAATTATATTATGCTGGAACTCTATAAAAACCGTAATTATGTAAGGACAACGAAGTTCAATTACCCCACATCTGGAATACCAAATACATATCCCGTAGGTGATTTGGGAATAGCAAAATTCATGGGTGTTCAGTTAGACGACTTGAGTATTGGTGGATTATATAGTATAACCTCCTCTCTGCCTCTAACTGATACTTCTACTGCATCATTCTCAATGACATTAACGGATAAGCCATTTGATACGGAGCATATTGATATTTTAAATAAAGATACATTTTTACTGGGTGGCTTGCTTGGTAATAACGCATATATTAAATACTCCTATAATGGCTTAAAGTGGCAGGATATAGATATCAGTGTAGAACCGTTTACTAGTTTAAACCCTATGGCTTCATACCCAAAAATGATTATATATAATGGTGATCAATATGCTGCAGTAGGCAATTATACTGCATCATCGCAATCTATATATGTATATTCACCGGATGATATAGTTCTTACTCAGCCAAGTGGTGTAGGGAATTATATAGCATATAATGGTTCGCAATATATATCTGTAGGTCAGTGGAGTGATAGAGTTACAGGTTACTGGTTTGGCTGTATCTTATATTCAACCGATGGCATATCTTGGTCGTCTCCTGTAGACCCTATAGGTGTTAAACCTAACGGGATATGTAGATCTGTTGCGTGGGTTCCATCGCGTAATTCTTGGATCGCTGTTGGAAGATGGGAATCTCCTTTGCCCCCTCCCAACGATACAATTTATATGATTGCAAAATCATCTGACGGAATTACTTGGACACCGCAATCTACAACTGCTGGTAATACCTTTACTAGTATCGCAAACACTATCGCTGTAAATGGGCTAACTGTGGTAATTGGCGGCAAATTTGATGAGCCGTATAGTTCGTCTCTTATGTATTCAACTGATGGAGGCAATACATGGTCGTTGCCTACCGGGCCAGGGGGTACTGAAGATGGCGAAACTAAAGCCGTTGCCTGGACAGGCTATATATGGGTCGCAGTGGGTACGTGGATAAACGTGGGTGAAAGTCACAATACATCAATATCTGTATCTTCTGATGGAATCGCGTGGGCACCTGCCACGAATCCATTAGGCACGACTAGTGGCGATGCCAATACAATAGCGTTAAGCCCTACAGAAATGGTTATTGGAGGTAAATGGTCTCTTACAATTCCAGCTGGGGCAAAAGGTACTTTATCAAAAGCATCAAATATTGCTGAAACATATAAATTTGGCCCACTTATAAGACCTACCCAAATTCTGAATGATATAGTGAATATAAAGGGTATCGCATTGGACCCTGTGTCAGGTAGGTATTTATTACTTGGATCTTGGGTAGATGTAAATGGTGATATTTTGGGATCTATATCAATAACGACTGATATTACAAGATGGGGTACGCCATTTAATCCAATTGATAATACAATCACCAGTTCTCAAGCATTTGCCGCCACTACTGCTGATAGGGATAGAGATAAATGGGTTGTGGTAGGATATTGGAGATATGGTGGTAGTACAAAGGGGCAAAGTATTATATATTCGGATGATATAACAGGGACAACGTGGCATTATCCATCTTCCTCATTCACTATTATGACATGTGTTCCAATATATGGTCAGAATACTATGATTCTTACAACGGGTAATGTGCCAAATGTAGGTGATATATTATCAACCAATTCTTATTTCCTTTCTGGGACGTATATTACACATATTAATAGTATAGCAGGGACAGTAACTGTTACATTAAGTTCAAATTGTATAAATCCGTCTAACCCTGCATCTACTGTAATTGAAGCACGTACAGATATAGAGGGGTATGCCACAAATGTTATAACTGATGGTATCTTAGGTATAATCATAGTAACTGGATCATGGACAAATGGATCTTTACGTATTTCTGATGTTGATTCTATATCTTCCTTCTCTCCTCCTTTATTAATTCCTGGCACCGCGAATGGTACATCTTACTCAATGATAATAACATTCCAACAAGCGGGGTCCAGTACGTATATTGTTGCAGGGCAATTTACAAACAGTCAAAATAATTCACCTATAACTCTAGCAAATATTACTGTAATAACTTTTCCGAGTTTACAAATACAAGTAAATATATTTATGAACCCACTTAATATAGACTTAACAAAAGGACATGTGGCAAAAGGCGTGGCCTTTAATTATAACAACACACACTCAATTTATGTAGCCGTAGGTCAATGGAGATTATTAAACGGTAGCATTTCTACGATTGCGCGTTCAACGGATGGTATTACATGGGAAACCCCAATTAACCCCCCTGGAGTTACCTCATCAGACAGTATTAGCGGATTAAGTGTTTCATGGAACGGGTTTCAGTTTGTTGCCACGGGTACATGGGGTATAGGAACTATTTGTATATCTTCAGATGGAATTAATTGGGCACCCCCCACCGATCCAGCTGAAAGCCTTGGTGGAGTAAATACAGCAAATAACGTGGTATGGGATCCAAATTCATATAACTGGGTAATATGTGGAAATTGGATATCATCTCTGGAAACGGATATTGGTAATGTTGCGACACTTGATTATTCTATAAAATTCAGTAGACCTGTAAATCCACAGGGTGCTGTTACTGGTAAGGCAGCCTCAATTGCCTGGAATTCAAACACTAGTACATGGATAGCAGCTACAAATATGGACTCACTTGATAGATGGACTGATATAACTGCATCCTATAGTGGTCAACTATCTACTTCATCAGATGGTCTAATATGGACAACACCATTTATGCCAGTAGGTATTCAGTATATAAACAATTTATCGCAAATTACAGTAATAGAGAATCGCACATATATCCTTGGATCAGCAGCGGGATTAAGACAATCTACATTATTCTCACCGAATGGTCTTGATTGGACCCTTTCACGCTTTTCAGGGAATATGTATGGTTATGGAGAAGGAATCTCTTGGAATGGCTCAATATGGGTACTAGTCGGAAGTTTTACAAATTCATCATGGGGTTCCATTATAATAGGCCCTATAACAACATCAACAGATGGAATTACATGGACAAATCCAATTGTTCCTGATATACCAGTAACTCAGGCAGTTCAAGATATATATGATAGTGATGCTGCAAAGAGTTATGGTCTAGAATACATATACAATTTATATAGCATTGCTTGGAATGGTCGTATATTTGTTGCGGTTGGATATATTCAGATTGGTATTGTTGGAACATATATAAGATATACAATTGGATGCGTTGTTACATCCTCTGATGGAATTACATGGACTGTTCAAACAATTCCAGTATTGAATAATGACACTACATATAGTACTCAATCTATATCAGGAACATATGTAGCTTGGAATGGTCAAATTTGGGTTGTAGTTGGTAATTTTGGAACCTATCCAGGTTCTATAACGTCTTCATCAGATGGGATAAGCTGGACAAATCCAGTACATCCAGGCCATACAATTGTAAGTGGTGCGGGTACCGCTGTTGCCTGGAGTGGAAGTATATGGGTCGCAATAGGTTATTGGTCTGATGTCGATGGACATATATACTATATAACCACATCTACTGATGGGATTACCTGGACTACTGCCATAGATCCAGGTAGTGGAAATATTATGAAAGACAGCGTTGATTCTATAACGTGGAATGGTACAATGTTTATTATTACTGGATCGGGCGGCCCAGTTGAACCAGGTATAATAATCACATCCTTAGATGGTCTTACATGGTCAGTTTCATCCAATCCTAATTTGCTAAGATGTATAACAAGTAAACGCGTACTACCATATGTGAAACCACAGCCATTTGATTTGACAATTAATGCCGACTCATATCCTCAGGAGAATGGGTATATAATGACATGGGTGCGTCACCCTGTATATGGCACAGGTACACAGTATTTCGCAAATATAACTTCACAAAATCGTCTAACATTTACATTTACAGCCACAAGTAGGACACAGTGGCTTACATTCGGAACTTATTATAACTCGGAGTCTGTAGTAGATATTTCACTGAATCTAATACAATTGGGTGGTGCAAAAAACCCCTCAGATACATCACTAAGTACGACATTCAAGACTGATTTAGTAGGACCACATTTCGGATGGGTGAATGGTTTGGGACATAGTCTTATAGATACAGCTAGTATAACGATTGGTGGTAATCTCGTAGAAACGATACCTGGACAACTCATGGAGATTTTAGATGAGTTTCAGACTCCCTTAGAAAAGGTGTCTGAGAAAAATAGACAACTATGTCGGTCAGATAATGGATTCAATCAGACAACCTATGGATATAGCAATGTATCTCAAGAAGTCGTAACTCATATACCCTTTTGGTTCAGCCGAGGTGATCCTGGCTGTGTGTTACCCATCGACGCCTTGAATGTAGATGAAGTTCGTCTGACTATTAATTTCAAGCCATTGAATAGTCTATATTATACAGATTCTAGGACAGTAACTCCTGCGATAAATGTAGAAGGGGGGGGGTTGTGGCCTATGTTAAATTCCCAATTTTACTATCAGGACTCATCGGGTGTTGTCCTGCCAAATTTGGAACCAAGTAGACAAAAACCGCTATTAAACCCTGTGAAAGCGTTTCCACACTTAAATATGCCTAATACCCTATCATTACAGGACACATACCTCTTAGTAGAATACATCTATTTAGACAAGGCTGAGGCTAACAGATTTCGTATAGCTGACATTCAAGTACCCATTGTTCAGCATTACACGATTGACCCAGTAGACACAAATGCTAATACATATGCCAGAATCCCCTTAGATATTCCAAACCCAACTCGCGATATATTCTTTTTCTGCCAAAGATATGAGGCCCCCTCGTTCAATGCACATTTTTTGGCTACGCGAGATCTTACTACATTCAATAACCCAGATCCCTACGCACTTTGGTGGCCCGATGCGAGTGGCTTAGATGCCAGGTACTATGGCACCCTCAAGCCAGGATTTTCAAAGCGCCGATCGGAACCCATACGGTGGTTGGCACTGAATTACGCCGAGACTTTGAATAGATATTCAACTGAAAATGTGGGGATTTTCAGGTCAATGTTACCATCTCTTGAGCAAAGAAAGGCTCCGTGGTTGAATAAGTACATATACAATATACCGTTCGGGTGTCAGAATGGATTGAATCCTATTTCAACACCCTTAGGGGAAGCAAATCTGGATAAGGTACAGCGAATTAATCTTTCTCTAGGGTTTCATGGAAAGACTGGTGATGTTACGGATACGTATGCCGAGAGATTCTGGGTCCGTGTATATGCAGAGACGTATAATATATTTAGGGTCTATGGCGGACGTGGAGCCATGATGTTTGCGTATTAAAGATTGCGCTTATATTAGTATATTATGCCTGACAAGAATGAATTAGTACGAATGATTAAAAAAACGTATCTAGGTAAAATGGCTCTTAATTATAAAAATAGATTGATACTGGGCTGGTTTTCAGCCGGCTGTCTTGTAGGGCTAACATTTGGGTATAGTATAAGCCGTATAGTCAATAGAGTCTATAAAGATAATATTGGGTCTAAACACACGGAATAATTGTATGATAGATGGTAATAAGTAAAATAAGTGTTCTTATACGCTTATATAACGGGGTTGAATTTTTGGAAGAATCTTTAAAATCGGTCTTAGATCAGACATATGCGAATTGGGAAGTCTTAATAGGAGTAAATGGTCATGGCCCTACAGGAGGTCAGATTCTGATTAACGCCTTAGAGGTCGCGAATAGATTGGCCAAGGGAGACTCTCGGATTCGTGTGATAAACCTACCAGATGCGAGGGGGGGAGCAGAAGCAATGAACACCTTGGTAAAAGAGGCAGTATCTGATTGGGTTGCAATACTTGACGTAGATGACAAATGGTATCCTGAGAAGTTAATGGAGCAAGTCTTATGTATCAGAAGCCTTATGCTAACACCGGATGTTATTGGGACGCAGTGTGAGTATATGGGTGATATGAGAGGTAGTCCAAAGGTACCAATTGGATATATTGACGTGAATTATTTCAAGATTGAGAACCCTATGATAAACTCATCAGTCTTGATACGCAAGTGTCTTCTACATTATACAGACCTATACAATCTTGACGACTACGATTTATGGTGTAGACTTGCTCTTGAAAAGTGTGTATTTTATAATATTAATTCGGTCCTAACATACCACCGGGTTCATAAGGACTCCTATTACAACTCATCTCGTAAGCAAGACCCCGCTGCGCTTCGTCGTCACCACTTTTCTAAGTGAGTTCCAAAATTGAATGGCGGTGTCGCCCTAAACGTAAGCATACCACCCAAATGAATTCCTTAACTTCTTATCTTGTAAAGATTCACTTAGTGCGGACGGCAGCGTCTACTGAGAACAATGATGATATTATTAAGATTCGTAAGAACATTAGTGCCGGCGAGTTTGAATTGTATTATAGTGACGCTAATGAGAATGGCGCTTCCAACTATATACATACTCTTCGGACTACAGAAGAGTCGGACCTGACTGACCACCTGTATCTTCTATTTAAGACATTATCTATTGACGAGGACCCATTTCTCCATGTTCAGTTAACTCTCCCTGCAATGCCTCGTGTGATTGTATCAGTACATAAGTTGAAGGACACGTATTACTGTGACCATTTCATGAGTCTTATTAAGAACGCCCTTACTCAATTTGATTACATTGATACATCTACCTCAAGAAAGTATTCTCCAGCAGCTCAATGGGAGACTGCGCGTATTAATGAAAGCAGTAGAAACTATGTGAATCACGTACTGGGAGATAGTGTAGATCGCTACTTTAACAACAACTACGATACTTATACGAATAACAAGAGGATGAATGAGGCTGATTCTCAAGATGAGCCATCAATACCATCTGCGCCCAAAAAGCGGCGATCTACTCGTTTAGCCTCTGCCAATATAAATGCTAGGCCAAGAAATCTTGTATTTGATTAAGGTTATTAATTAAAAATGGTCAATATCTAAACCCTTTTTTCTTCCTTATATCCTAAGAGTCCTATACCAAGTATAGAAAGAATAAGTCCAAATATTTGTATTGGTGATAAGTATTCATTGAATACAAATATACCAATAATAGATACTAATATATCACTAATAACATCCCACATGATATTCATAATTGTCATGGATTCAATTGAAAGTGAGTGGTAGAATACAAGAGGCTGTATGGAATAAATTAGAGCTGCGAGTGGAAACATCCATGTACCCGTAATCATCCCCAGCTTTTTCGCCTTTAAAATGGGTAAGACAACCGAATCAATTGATGCCAAATAAGTGGCAAAGAGGTATTGAAGCATACTATATATAATTAAGAAAATAATTAAGATAGCAAACCAAACCTGTCAAGCATTCTCTTAAAACATACCTTATCTGAGAGTTCCCGCTCTACAAACTCCCTAGGCCTATACTTATCTAGGCCAGCCATCATCTTTTTTAGTAAGGGGTCTATATCCTTTGGATTCGTGGTTTTTTCGCCACAGATTGGGTCCCAGAATGCCGCAGAAGTAGCAGATAGACTAATACTATGATATGAAGCATAGGCTGATATATTATAGTCATTAACTTCTTCTTTCATATCTAATACATCATAGACAAGTAGGGGTACATTATAGGAAAGTGCTTCTTGAAAGGCAAACCCCTGAGATTCATGACGCCCAAGCCATATACAAAGTTTAGATTCTAAGAGTAATTTATGATATTCATCTGATTTATAGAAGCCATATTTTACTACCTTGAAAAGTAATTTATTCTTTATAAGAATATCAACCACATGCTGCATATTGGCACTATCTCTGAGTTTCCAATATATCAAGATATACTCTTTTTTTTGTACCTTGGGATTGGGCTTCATAGATTCTGTATCCACACCGAATGGTAGGCATGCGTATGGTACAACAGGATTACTAAGAAAGGCACTGTGAATACACAGATTCCATTCTGAAAGGCAATTGTATAAACACCTATCTGCCACCGAACCCTTCTTGTAAATGGCTAGTGACCCATCTTTTGTTGGAAATACAAAGAATTGTGGGCCAAACATGAATTTAGTATTAGGAAACAGGGTCGGATCAATCCAGAATCCTGGTGCCCATATTAAATCTGGCTGTCCTGAAATATCAGAAACAGTATCAACCTTTTCATATTCAATTCCAAATAAGATACACCCCCTTATAAATGCTTCTTCATTCATTTTATGAGAATGACCTACTTGTACAAATCGCATTGTATATTTAAGAGGTATCCTTTTAGATATGATAGCAGTATGAATCTTAAAGAAGTAATACACAACTTCTGTGGAACATCTAATATTGAATTTTATATGATACATCTTGAGAAAGCGATTGAAAGGATTTAGGCATCTCGCACTGACATAATATAAATATTAAAAATAG